GATGATATTTTAGAAGAAGCCTTGGAACAACTTGAAGGTGATATAGCAAGAGAAAGAATGATTGATGAAGCAATTTACGAAATGGAAGAAAAAGAAGAAAAAGAAGAAAAAGAACCTGAAAATGCTTCTGAAAGATTAAATAGAATGGTAAGAGAACAACAACCTCCTCGTGAATTTGTAGAACAACAAAGACAACCTCAAAGACAACCTGTTAGTGGTAATCTATTAACAAAAGGTATTGTTGAATTAGCTACAACAGCGGAAGCGACAACAGGTACGGATACAGCTAGAGCTGTTACGCCTGCTGGGTTAGCTGCTCACGCTGCTGCAAGAAGTTTTGCTACGTCTATAGGCGATGGCTCTGCTACAAGTTATACTGTAACACACAACTTAAACACTAGAGATGTAATCGTACAATTATATGACAACTCTAGTTATGATACAGTTCATGCTGATGTTGCCAGAGCTACTGTTGACACGGTAACTGTAGGATTTACATCTGCACCTTCAAGTAATGACATCAGAGTTCTTGTTACTTTAATTGACTAATAATATAATATGGCTCAAAGGTTCTTAAGTAATATAAGGGTTAACGACGCGTATACATTACCAGCGTCAGACGGTACCAATGGCCAAGCTATAACCACAGACGGTTCAGGAACATTAAGCTTTTCAGATATAACAGTAGATGAAGCGCCAGCGGTAGGATTAACAGTAAAAAATGTATCTGGTGGCACTTTAGCTATCGGTACAGTTGTACACCCATCGCCCACAGTTTCACCGCCTAGCGGAAATGTAATAGAAGTAATTGCTGCTGATAATTCAGCGGCTTCCACAATGCCTGCAATTGGTGTTTTGAAAGCTGCATTAGCAGATGACGCAGAAGGCACCGCTATTGCTTTAGGTAGGGTAAGTGGCTTAAATACAGGCTCTTATACAGCTGGTGACGCTTTATATGTTGGCACGTCTGGAGGGTTTACTTCAACCAAACCAACAGGAACCGCACTTATACAGAAAATAGGTATTGTTATAAGATCAGATGCTTCAAACGGTACAATTGAAGTGTTTGGTGCTAATAGAACAAACGACGTTCCTAATATTGCTGAAAACTATATATGGCTTGGTAATTCATCTGGCGTAGCTACAGCTACCGAACATTTATTAAATAATGTTAAAGATGTAACAACTTCATCGCCAACTGATGGGCAAGTTCTTACGTGGGACAATGCAAATAGCTATTGGAAAAATGCAGATGCTTCTGGGGGTGGTGGTATTGTAAATATAGAAAGAAATTCTTACACCGGTGATGGATCAGATTTAACATTTGATACTACATCTACAATAGACAATGAAGTTAACGTACAAGTATATGTTGATGGTGTTTATCAATCAAAAACAAAATATTCTACAAGTGGAAGCACAGTAACTTTTGCTTCTGGTAATGCTCCGGCTAATGGAGCTGCAGTAGAATTAATTCACCATAAAGGAGACACTGGAGCCACTATTGCTGCAAATGCTATTGATACAACTCAAATTGTTGACGATGCTGTTACTTTTGATAAAATAGAAGATAGATATACAGCTGTTGGAACGATAACAAATACCTCAGGAGCAACTACGGTGGATTGGTCAAGTGCTGCGGTATATAAAATGAACGCAGCATTAACCGCTGCAATTGAATTTGATTTTACTAACTATAAAGCTGGACAAGTACTGACAATATATAATTTGTCGGGGTCATATGCTGTTACATTAGACAGCGATGCTGCTACTTCGGAAAGCTTTTTAAAATTAGCTGAACAAGATTATGATGGTTCAGCGACTAGCATGCTACAAGTTGAATGCTTAGCAGACGGTGATGATGCTGTTTTTGTTTATTCTGTAGCACAGTATGCTAGTGATACTACAATTTAATTATGAGCTTAAGAAGAAGAATTTTACTACCTTATTCAGCAGCGTCTATATACCCTATGAATGTATCTTATCTGGTAATTGCTGGCGGAGGATCAGGTAATCCCGGTGGAGGCGGGGGCGGCGCTGGAGGCTATAGGACTTCGTACGGTTCTGGAAATATATCAGGACGAAATTCAGCAGTAGAAACACCATTGTCAATTAACTCGGGCACTGCTTACACGGTTACAGTAGGAGCGGGTGGCGCTACTATGGCTATTTCGTCAGACACAGCAACTTTAACTGCAGGGGGTAATGCGGGAAACAATTCTGTATTCTCAACAGTTACTTCAAATGGTGGTGGTTGTGGGTCTTACTACCCTTCAAGTGGCTACTTAGCTAAAAATAATGGTGGATCAGGGGGTGGCGCTGTATTTGGTGGAAGCGGTGGTCACAATCAAGGCAACACAGCTGGTACTACAGCACAAGGATTTGGTGGACACGGAGGTGGTTTAGCCAATGCTACAGTTTGGTCTGGTGGTGGAGGCGGCGCTGGTGCCGCTGGTAATAATACAAGTGGCGGTGCAGCTGGCTTATCATCATCAATAACAGGAACTGCTGTTTTTCGCGGAGGTGGCGGCTCTCCTGGACCTTGGCAAAGCGGAACAAGAACAGGACAGCACGGTGGAGGTAATGGTGGTATTGCAACATCAGGAACTGCTAACACAGGTGGTGGAGGTGGAGGTGGAGGATCTTCTTCACAAAGCCAATCAGCTTTAAGGGCATCTGGGTCTGGAGGATCTGGCGTTGTAATACTAAGGTTTACACAAGACGCTTCATATACAGCAACATCTGGTTTGACCTATTCAGAATCAACAGACGGAACAGACAAGGTTGTTACTTTTACAGCCGGCACTGGAACTATAACATTTTCTTAAATTATGGCACATTACGCTTTTTTAGACTCAAATAATATAGTAGTAGAAGTTATAGCTGGAAAAGAAGAAACTGACACATCAGAAAACTGGGAAACACACTACGGACAAATAAGAAATTTAACTTGTAAAAGAACAAGTTATAACACGCGAGGAGGGCAGCATTTAAATGGTGGGACGCCTTTTAGAAAAAACTATGCGGGAATAGGATACAAGTATGATAGCGACAAAGACGCTTTTATACCACCGCAACCATATAATAGCTGGATATTAAATAGTTCAACTTGTTTATGGGAGCCTCCAGTAGATTATCCCACAGATGAAAACGACTATGATTGGGATGAAGATAATAATCAATGGGTACAAATAACATTACCTCATAATATATAAATATGGCATTAACAAAAGTAACGCATGGTGTTATAGAAGATCGGTATACTAAAAAAGTTGAAACAAACCACGCTTCAGGAGCTTATAGCTTAGATTGGAGCACTGGAACTACTTGGGAATTTACTGCTACACTTACAGCTAATATAGAGCTAGATTTTACTAACTTTAAACAAGGACAAGTAATAGATCTATATGGTTTAACTGGATCTTATACTATAACATTTGACAGCGATGCGTCCACAAGTGAAACATTTAATAAAGTTGGGGGCGTTGATTATGATGGTGGGTCTAATAATCATATACAAATAGTGTGTGTTGATGACTCAGATGATGCTGTATTTAATTATGCTATAGGAACTTACACAAGCGATACAACAGCCTAATAATATGAAAGCAAAAGATTATAACGGAACGATAAAAGTATATAATACCGTACCTAAAGCATACGGTAGTATTATTGGTGGTTTTGACTTACTTTCAGATAGCGAGTTAGAAGAATACGGTTTTTACGATGTTGTTATGCCTACCTATGATGGTAGAATAGAAGAGCTAGGTGATATATACTTTAATTCTGTAAATAGTCAATTTACATATCCTGTAAATAATAAAACTTGGACTGAAAGCTTAGCAGATTTAAAGACAGCTAAAATAAAAGAGGCTAAACAGTTAGCGAATGATAAATTATCAGATACAGATTGGTATATTTCAAGATTTACTGAAAAAAATATAGCTATTCCTAGTAATATTCAAATAGAAAGAGATGCAATAAGAACTGACTGTAATAACCACGAAATGGCTATAAATGCTAAAACAACAAAAGCACAGGTTGTTTCTTATGATATAAACTATTAGAGATGCCAAACAAAAGACTATTTATGCCTAGTGCGGCACTAGAAGATAATTTAATACTTTGGCTAGACGCCAACAATTCAAATTCTTGGACTGGTAGCGGTTCAACTTGGTTTGATGTAAGTGGTAACAATTATGATGCTACTATAACAACAGCAGTTCCTTCAACTGGGACTGTAAATGGAGCTACTTATTTAAATTTATCAACTAGAGCGGACTATTTTAATATACCTTATTCTGTACATTCAGGAGCATTAAATATGACTTCAGGCAATGTAATTACGTGGCTGTATTGGATGAGATTACCCAATATTCCTACTGGCGTGAATGGTTTAAATGTTGTTCTTAAAGCCAGCCCCGCTGGGCAAACAACAAATCAAGTGTATTTAAGATATTACGATCCTTCTATTGAAGGGTTTAACTTTTTTGTATATGATTCTGGCGGAACCGCTGATGTAAATCCCGGGTATATTGCCTCAGTAAATAATAATGATTGGTTTATGTTTGTAGCTAGTTATAATTTTCCCACAAATAACTTTCAATTTCATAGGTATCAACCTAATACAACTACTTATAACAATACTACTTTAGGAAATGTTAGCCCTCAATTGAGTGGTAATAGTGATATTTATTTAATAAGCGAACCAGCTAGTACTTATGGCGGCTATGGTGAATTAGGAGAAATAAGAGCGTATGACACTACATTTACAACAGCTGAACTAGACACTAAATACAACGAGCAAAAAGGTAAATACGGAATATCATAATGCAAGATTTGAGAATATACAGATTTAATTAAATTATGTCTAAAAAAAAATTTAAGGATACCAAAGTTGGGCAGTTTTTATTAAACAAAATCCCCAACGTTGTAGGAGCTATTGCAGGTGATACACCTGTTGGCTCTGTAATAGAAGCAATAATCGGGGGCAGTGATATGACTCCTGAAGACAAAGAAGTAGCACTTGAAAAATTAAGGTTAGAAAGAGCTGAAATTGATGGTACTACAAAAAGATGGGTTGCTGATGCTAGATCAGGAAGTTTTCTTGCTGCTAACGTTCGCCCATTGGTATTAATATTTTTAACAATATCTTATGTTGCTGGATGGTATTTAGGCTATCCACTTGATGATATAACAGGGTTACTCACCATAGTTATTGGTGGTTATTTTGGATCGCGAGGTGTTGAAAAAGTATTTGGAAATAATAAACATAAATAACACGTAATAATCAAATATACACTAATTTAAATTTAATAAAATGAAAAGAATTTTAACACAAGAACAATTAACTGAAATTACAGCAATTTTAAATGAAATGCCTATCAAAGAATTTAATCGAGTAAAGGCAATTATTGAAGTATTTAATAATGCTGAAATATTAAATGAAAATCAAGATGAATCTAATACGGAAGATTAGCATTGGCAGAGATTATAAAAATGATGCAATGCACTATTCTACAGGTCAAGAAGTATTTGGCGGCCATAGAATAGTTGAAATCATAGAAGAAGACGATAGTTATAATATATTTATTGAAAAAAATGAAGAGGTATTACCTTGGAAAACGTTTAATAAAAACATGGCTATTGCGGTTGAATACAATTTACAATATTAATGAAACATTTACACGCCTATTTAATAGAGCCTTTAGATGGAAGGTATACAAATAATAAAAAAATAGGTGACTCTAATTTAATTTTAAATACTCAAATAGAAGATCATAAGTTTGTAAACAGACAAGCTAAAATTATTGAAACACCAATTAATAATCCTTTTTTACAAAAAAACGATATAGTTATTGTGCATCATAATGTATTCAGAAGATATTTTGATGTAAGAGGAAAAGAAAGAGATAGCGGAAGCTATATTGGTAACAATCTTTACAAATGTTATGATGATCAAATATTTTTATACAAACGCAACAGCAAGTGGTTTACCCCACCTGGTTATTGCTTTGTAAAACCGCTAAAACAAGACGATAGCTTTCTAAGCGATAAAGAAAAGGCCCATATAGGCGTTTTAAAGCACTTAGGGGACGATTTAAGAGACTTTAATCTTAATGATAATGATTTAGTAGGTTTTACGCCCAACAGCGAGTATGAGTTCGTTATTGACGATCAAAGATTATATAGAGTCCCTTTAAATTCAATAGCAATAAAATATGAAAGACAAGGAACTGAAACAGAATATAATCCAAGCTGGGTATAAAGCTATTGATGAATTAATAAGAGTTGCTGAAGAAAAAATAATTATTGGCGACCCAGAAGAAAATTTAGCTGCCGATAGATTAAAAAATGCCGCAGCTACAAAAAAACTTGCAATATTTGATGCTTTTGAAATTTTAACAAGAGTTGAAAATGAAAAAAATATGCTTGAAGCTTCTGAAAATAATACCAATAGTAGGTTTAAAGGCTTCGCAGAAGGCAGATCTAAATAATGTACGAACAAAATTTAATTAAATCTATAAGCCCCATACGTTTAAACACAATTAAGCGATTTAATAAGTTAAACAAATGGGAGTACGGGTACAATAAAGACTACGACGTTGTTGTAATTAGTAAAAGTGGAAAAATTGGCGAAATTGTAGAAATACAAAATTTAAAAATAGCTTTGCCGGCACTTCCAAAAGAAATTGAAAACAATAACAGATGGACACCACACGAATACCCCGACGAACTTAAAAAAATAAAAACTAGGTTTGATTGGGAAACATATCCGGATGCTTTTAAAAATAAATGGTATGCATATATTGATAGAGAATTTACCAGACGCGAAGAAGGTCATTGGTTTTATAATAAAGATACACCTACTTATATTACTGGTACTCATTATATGTACTTGCAGTGGACCAAGATTGATGTTGGGAAGCCAGACTTCAGAGAGGCTAATAGAATTTTCTTTATCTTCTGGGAAGCATGTAAAGCAGACTATAGGTCTTATGGAATGTGCTATCTTAAAAACCGCCGATCCGGATTTAGTTTTATGTCTTCAGCAGAATCAGTTAATTTGGCAACAATTACAAAAGACGCACGGTTCGGAATATTGTCCAAATCTGGTGCCGATGCTAAAAAGATGTTCACAGACAAGGTTGTACCAATATCGCTCAACTACCCATTCTTTTTCAAACCAATACAAGATGGAATGGATCGACCCAAAACAGAACTCGCATACAGAGTACCAGCTTCAAAGCTCACCAAAAAATCAATTGTTCAAACCTCTGAAGAAACAGAACTTGAAGGACTTGATACAACAATAGATTGGAAAAATACAGGCGATAACTCATATGACGGCGAAAAGTTAAATCTGTTAGTGCATGATGAAAGCGGTAAATGGGAGCGACCTGACAATATACTAAACAACTGGCGTGTAACCAAAACTACATTACGATTAGGTAGTAAAGTTATAGGCAAGTGCATGATGGGATCAACGTCTAACGCTTTAGACAAAGGCGGTAATAATTTTAAAAAATTATATGATGACTCGGACGTTACTAGAAGAAACCGCAACGGGCAGACTAGTTCAGGACTATATAGTTTGTTCATACCTATGGAATGGAACTACGAAGGATTCATTGATTCTTATGGACACCCTGTATTTATTACGCCAGGAATACCGGTCAAAGGGAATGACGGAGCAGATATTGAAACAGGTGTTATAGAATTTTGGGAAAATGAAGTTGAAGGATTAAAGCACGATAGCGACGCTTTAAACGAATATT